GTTCAGTCAGGCGGCGGCGTAACTGGCGGCGTGCCCGGCGGTACAGTTGCTTTCTACCAAGCAGGTGCTACAGCCGGTACTATCAACTTGGCTATCTACCCAGCCGGTGCTTACACAACTGCTCAGTTGGTTGCTGCTGCTCAAACAGCCAATGCCACAGGTGGTTTGAACATTGGTATCCCAACTGCCAACGTTGCTTCTAGTGCGACATTCACTAACCTGTAATCAGTTTAGTCTCAACGCAACCCTGGACGTAAAAAATCCAGGGTTTCTTTTTGGCATTAAATATGCACATAATGAAAGTCTTGTGCCGCACCCTTTTTGATTGTACCTACACTGGTATCACAGGACATCTCCGACCACAGCATTTGCCGTTTACCACAAAAACAGGCCTGGTGATCGACACTGCCGAACAATGGAACCGTGCTAGAAATCAGCAACGAAACTGGGAAAGTTTGTTGCAAATAATGAGCCTGCGAACACAGCCCATGAATGTTGTGCCACCCACAAAACACACTGACGGGTGGCATTTTGCGTTTGAAGTTGAAGCCGAAGGTGTGCTTGGCAGCAATTTTGGCAGTGATGAGTTGGCAGGACTTGTTGGCGACTGTGAAGGTGTGCCCATGGTCACAGGCTTGGATGAAGCAGAAGTGGTTGCTGCTACCTTGCATGCTCGGGGCGCCAATCAGAACATTTGGTTCTCAGCCATAAATACGCCATTGGAGCCTGACCATGGTTGATACCACCGATATTGAAAAGAAAAGTCTTGAAGCCCACGTTGAGCTGTGTGCAGAACGTTACCGCATGCTGGAACTCAAGATAGAAACAGTGGAGAATGAAATCTCAGCGGTCAAACACATGGTGACCGAAGTGCATGGCATTGTGCGCCAAATGGGCGAAAAGCGCAACGACCAACTGATCGCCTGGGGCATAGGCATCATAGGCACACTGTTGGCCCTGGTAGGCTGGCTCACAGCCCATTACATCCAAACACTATGACCCGAGAACAAAAATTAGAACGCTTTGCCGAGCGTGAACTCAAACGTGTGTACACTGAACTCATAATAGATGACGAACAAGGTGGCTATGTTGCGTTTGGGCGTTATCATTTACGACCAGACTCAACCGGCTTTGCAGTGTATCACAGTGACGATCTTGTGAGCCGATTCAGCAGCAAACGAACTGCCATGAGTTGGTGCGTGGCTGACAATGCCAAACAATATAACCTGGCTAGAACTATACAGATTCTAGACAACAAACAACAGAGCTTGGCAGCTGACATACACTGCCGCCGCAGCCAAGCTCAACGCAGTGTTAAATCACAGTTTTCTGAAACTGTAATGACCAAGCTGTCAGTGAAAATTCAACGCTATCACAGTGTTCAGACCGAACTGGAAAAATGTGTAAATTCGGCTAAATATCTACAACTAAAAGGATTCGCAAAATGAAACTGCAAGAACTAGCTGCACCCAAAGTCAGTAAACAAATCACTCGTGTGTTCGAAAGCTACTTTGGATCAAGCATCGACTTTGACAAACTATCTGGCTCACAGGCTAACACAATGCTGCACAAGGTACGTGGACTGCTGGGCGAGCATCGTGACACCACAGCACGATATCAAAGCGAGCGTGATCCCAGCTATTTGAAACTGGTCATGATGGAACAGGCCCTGGCCACTCGTGTGCGGGAAACACGACCCGAAACACCACAACGAGCAGCCGTGGCTAGAGATATTGCTGTGAGAAACATTGCAGATCCCAATCTAGAACGAGCAGTAAACAAAGGTGCCAGAGGCATGGGACTCACACCTGATGAAGGTCGCACAGTGGCCAACAAGATCCTGCAAACTGAACAACGTCTGCGCAGAGCATATCGCACTCTCAAAGAGTCCGAAGTGCAACAAGCACAAGTGGTGTTGGCAGCTCAAGACATGGTTGATCAAATGCAAAAAATGATTGAAGATACCACCAGCATGCAATTCAAAGAATTGCCAGCCTTGGTTGACAGCATTCGCAATCAAGTTGGCATTGACCAAGCCACACAATTCAACACTGATGTTTCTGGCGCACTGTCAGGACTGGTACAAAATTTACAAGGCGCCAAACAACAACTGGAAACTGCCTTGGGCGTGGTCACAGGACAAACACCTGCACCAGTGCCTGGTGCAGATCTAGCACCAGATGCAATGGCTGCCGCAGGCCAAATGCCTGGAGGCTTACCAGCTGGAGATCTTGAAGCTGGTGTGGTTGCAGAACCTGCTGCAGAAATGTCGCCTGAAGAACCAGCACCAGCTGCTGCTCTAGGCAGAAAGCGTAGATGAAATGCGCATCATTGAACTGACCAGAGAAGCCGTAGAGCCTCCAAAGCCATTACCAATCCTACCACAGGGTATGCAAACTCCACCACCTGCCAAACCATTACCAGCACCAGCCACAGCCAAACCAGCAGCACCGGCGGCAGCACCAGCGGCAGCACCAGCCACAGCCAAACCAGCAGCACCAGCGGCAGCACCAGCGGCAGCACCAGCCACAGCCAAACCAGCAGCACCAGCGGCAGCACCAGGTGGCATTGTTAATCCCCCGTCTAAAAGTGGTGTTGTCAGCAAGGCAGACCTTGCCAATTACAGACGCGATTCTGGCAACCCCACAGCCACACTTGGTCAGTACATGAATCAACAAAAAGGATTGACAGCCCGCAAAGGTGGTGCCAATGATCCTGCTGTGATTGCAGCCAAACAACAACCTGCTGGACCTGCCGTGGGCAGCCAAGCACAAACAGCAGGTGGTGCAAATGAACTAGCTAAAACGGGAATTGCAGCAGGCTCACCAGCACTCGCACAGCCTGCGGCAGCACCAAATCCAAACAGTGGAAGTGGTTATACCGGCGGCGTAGGTAATGCTGACAACAATCCTCAACCAGCACTCAATGTTGTATCTCGCAATGATGGTGTTCCGCCACCAGAACCTGCGGCAGCAGCAGCACCTGGGCAGAGACCAGGTGGAATAGCATTCAATCAAGATGCAGGCGCAACAGCAGCACCTGGGCAGAGACCAGGTGGAATAGCATTCAATCAAGATGCAGGCGCAACAGCAGCACCTGCGGCAGCAGCAGATCCAATACCCAACAAACCTGCAATGTCGGGCTATTCAAACAGTGGTGGTAACAAAGGCGGAGCTGGTCCATCATATGCAGGCCAAGGTGGCAATCAAACCACACCAGCAGCAGCACCACCAGCAGATGCTACAAACGCCAGTGGCTATACAAATCCAGGCGGTGTGGGCAATGTAGCAGACTTTGGTGTGAGAGGCACACCCATTCTTCCTTACGGTCAAGGATCACCGGTCAAGGGGACTACCAATGCAGTCACAAGAACTGACGCTGAGATTGGTGACAAAGGTGTTCCTGGCAGCTTTGATAAAAACAGAGCCCAGGGCGAAAAGAATTTAAATGCGTTAAAAGGTTTATTTGGCGGGAACAAACAACCAGCAGCACCTGCTGCCGCACCTGCTGTCGCCACAACTAACCCTCTAAGAGGACAATTTGCAGAGTCAACTGGCATGCAAGATCCTGTGTTGGTACGCATGCAGAATCTGGCCGGAATCCGCCGATGAAAATACGGGAAGTGGCCGGAGACGTTGACAGTAATCGGCTACTGGGCTTGGTTGATTTTTTGGCGCATCGTGCAGAAGATGAGAATGCTACCAAACAAATCAGTCAGGACGCATTTATCAATGCTGCTCGCAGTCTGGGCATTCCTATAGACAAAAACAACATTGGTGATGCCATTTCCAGAGAGCCCTTGAGCAACTTGCTGGAACCCTTGGACCCAACAACCGGTCAAATCACCTTCAAAGGTGCAGGCATAGGACCAACTGCCATGCCAGTCAATCAAGCTCAGGACATTGTGGCAGCCGCTGCCAAACGTGCAATGAAATAACACTGGTTGACAGCCAGGGCAGAAAAGTGTAAAATTGTTGTCAAGCATGCCAAAGTGAGGTAAAAATGGCCTATTCAGAAAAAGTAATTGATCACTATGAAAATCCACGCAATGTGGGCAAGTTTGAAATCGACGACACTGTTGGCACAGGCATGGTGGGAGCACCGGCCTGTGGCGATGTGATGAAATTGCAAATCAAAGTCAAAGATGGAATTATAACAGATGCCAGGTTCAAAACATACGGATGCGGAAGTGCGATTGCCTCATCCTCTCTTGTTACCGAGTGGGTTAAAGGACGAACGCTTGACGAGGCCGCAGCTCTTAAAAATTCAGAGATTGCTCAGGAACTCGCACTGCCACCAGTCAAGATTCATTGTTCTATTCTTGCTGAAGATGCTATAAAAGCCGCTGTAGAAGATTATAAGAAAAAACATTGACATGTTCACATCTGTGAAGACTCTTGACACAGTTGAATTTGATTCGTGTGTAGATGCTCCAAAAAACAAACTAAAAATACTATTTTATCATGCTGGCAGCGCCGGCGGCCAAACAGCCTGGCTGTATCCGGCTGCACTGCAATTAAAAACATATATTGATTTGTTTTATCAAAACGTTGCTGATCAACTGGAATGGTTGGTACCCATACAACAAGAAGTGTCAGATGCTGAGTTAATCCAACACATTGAACGGACTGATACTGATATTTTATGTACCAGTCACTACCTTTGGAATCATACATTTTTAACAGCCCAATTGTCTCGCGTTAAAAACAAACTAAAACACACTATCAAAGTTGTTGCAGGCGGTCCCAGCATTGACGTCAACAACAATCACAATTTTTTTGAACAATACCCTTACATCGACTATGCAGTTTACGGTGCTGGAGAACAGGCATTTGCAGATATAGTTGATCATTTGGTAAATCAAAAACCCATGATTGCATTCAACACATCCAACTGTGCCTGGACAAATCACAATACTAAAAAAACTGTTGTTGCTGATTACAAGTTTGTAAAAATGATAGAGACCAGTCCTTTTGTACACAACAAAGAATTGTTTTCTGCCATGGTAGCAGATGCCAAGAAAAAAAATATGAAAGTATGGCTACCTTACACACTCACTAGAGGATGTCCGTATTCTTGTACTTTTTGTGATTGGAACAGCGGACTTGGAAACAAGGTGTCAAGAAGAAAAAATACGTATCAACAAGAAATTAATTTATTTCAACAACTTGGAGTTAATAACATATATCTGTCAGACGCCAATGTTGGGCAGTATGACGAAGATGTTGAAATGATAGAATATTTTGGACAGAAAAATTTACAAGAGAATGTTGGTTTCCACGTAGGCGGCAATTTTAGTAAATTAAAAAAAGATAACAATTTAAAAATTTTTCATATCATGTCTCGCAGCGGGTTGGCAAGCAAAACATTGAACTTTTCCATACAAGACACCAATCATGAAGTATTGAAAAATATCAATCGGCCTGACGTTGGATGGGATGTACATTTGTCCATGGCCAATGAACTGCAAAAAACATATCCTCAAAAGGTTATAAAAGGTCAATTAATTTACGGACTGCCGGGGCAGACTGTTGCCTCCTGGAGGCAAACTCTAGAACAAGTAACTCAAGCCAACATATTACCAGTTATTTTTTTAAACGAACCTTTGCCAGCCAGTCCAGCCATTTACGATCCTGAATATCAACGTAAATTTAAATTTGAATATTTGCAAAGCAATAGAGTACTTGTCAATGACCAGAAAATATATTCAAGCCTAATTCCAAAAAAAAGCAGTTCTTTTGATCAGTCTGATCTAGTGCATATGAATTTGTTGAATGCAGTGTACTTTGCATTGGCAGTGGTAAATCTTGCATTAACCGAATACAATTTCAAACGCATCAACATATCAACAATAGTTGACGATTATGTGACTACATCTAATTATCAAAATCTCTATAACAATCTTTATCATAACTGGACTGTGGATAATAATTTTTACTATACAATAAATTACAGCGGCAATAAATGCACGTTGGAAAATCTAAATTTAGTAGACTATCGGGAATTTTTAACGTATGTGGCGTTAATATTGCCTGCCGATCGACGATCAGAATTTTCAAAGTTAGTATTCAACAATAAATTTCCTAAATTTTTACAAGAAATAGCAAAAGACATTGATTAAATAGTTGCATGATAACCATAACTGATAAGGCTCAAAACAAAATTCAAAAACTAGTCACAACCAAAGGCTATGCTGGCATTCGCTTGGGAGTAAAAACCACAGGTTGCTCTGGACTGGCTTATGTGTTAGAATATGTTAAAGCATATGAACCTGACGCTGCCACTATAAACTATGCTCAAAACAATTTCTGTGTGTTGGTTGACAAAAAACATGATGTATACTTGCGTGGCACACAAGTAGACTATGTACGCCAAGGTCTCAACGAAGGCTTTGAATTTACCAACCCCAATGAACGTGACCGCTGCGGTTGCGGAGAAAGTTTCAGAGTTTAATTTGTTAAATCCCAGATTTGATTACCAACCAGTACCACGTGTGACCATTGAAGGCAAACGCTATTATGCCACCCCTGATGGCAACCGGTTACCTAGTGTGACAACAATACTGGATGCTACCAAGAGCGAGGAAAGTAAAAAAGCCTTGCAGAATTGGCGCAACAGTATTGGTGCAGAAAAAGCACAGGCTATTACAACAGAAGCAGCCAATCGTGGCACCCGCATGCACACTTATCTTGAACAGTATGTTCGAGATGGGGTGATCAAAGAACGTGGCACAAATCCATTCTCCTGGGCAAGCCATGCCATGGCACACACTGTGGTAGAACATGGCTTGAAGCATGTGAGTGAATTCTGGGGCATCGAAGTTCCGCTGTATTTCCCCAAGGTGTATGCAGGCACAACAGATGGTGCAGGCATACATTTAAATGAAGAAGCCATCCTGGACTACAAACAAACCAACAAGCCCAAAAAGCGTGAGTGGATTGACGATTACTTTGTGCAGTTGTGCGCCTACGCAGAAGCGCACAACGAATTGCATGGAACAAAGATCAAAAAAGGCGTAGTTTTGATGTGTGTCAAGCCCACAGTCGACGAACAAATGAACATGGTTACCCAGCCCGAATACCAAGAATTTGTGCTGGAAGGGCAGGAGTTTGATCGGTATCGGGACTTGTGGTGGAAAAAGGTTGAACAGTATTACTTGCTAAATATGTGATACCTCAAGGAATCACACTGTGGCAATTGTACAAATATCCAGAATCACCGCCCGCAAGGGTTTAACTGAAGACCTACCACAGCCCTTGGCTGGCGCTGAACTGGGCTGGGCAACCGATGAACGCAGACTGTTTATTGGCAATGGCGAACTTGCAGATGGCGCACCCATTGTGGGCAACACTGAAGTGCTGACTGAATTCTCAGACATTTTGAGTTTTGCCGGACAGTACATCTATCAGGGTCAAGCCGCTGGATACACTGTGCAGACCGGAGCCACCACCGGATCGCCAGTGTCGCAAAGTATTCAAAGTAGACTAGACAGCTATGCCATAGTCACAGATTTTGGTGCCACCGGCGACGGACAAACAGATGACACCGCTGCTATAAATCGAGCGTTGTTTCAATTGTATTGTGTACAAAACAACACTCAAATTCGACGAAGCTTGTTTTTCCCTGCAGGTCGTTACATCATAACCGACACCATTTTGGTTCCTGCATTTGCCAAACTGTATGGTGAAGGTGGCGTCAGTTCAATCCTTGATTTCAATGTGCAAAATTGGGCAGCCAATACTGCTTACGTGGCAGGTGTGCTGGTGTACGATGTTGCAAATGCTGTGTACAGACGCAGCCTAGTCCCAGTGCCAGCCACTGGCATTTTGACCACTAATACACTCTATTGGGCCACAGAGTCATTGCCCAGTTACATCGTGCGCACTGCTGACAGTTTGCAACAAATAGGAGTCAACATTGCCACCAATGGTGCAACACCACCGGAAAACATACAGATCAGCGAAATGGGAATCACCAGCAATCAAGTGTTGAATGGTATCCTGATTGAAACTGCCAGCAATTGTGACTTTGACAGTGTGAACATAACTGGTCCATTGACCACCAATGAGCTCAATACTGCTGGCGACGACACTGCTGCCATTCGCTGGGCCAGCACAGTTAGTTTGGCCTGCGAGCATGTGAATTGGAACAACTGTGTGTTTTCTGGATTCACGTTTGGTACCAAAACAGATCAACAAATCAAAGGTGTGGTATTTGCCAACTGTGTGTTTGACACACTGTATCAAGGCGCAGTCTTGGGAGATACCATAGTGGTGTCAGGCGGTGCCACTGGATTCAAACTCATGCACTGTATATTTGACAACATCTATGTAGAAGGGTTTGTGTGCAACAATGTGAGTTTGAATGCATCGGCCTACAACATTTTTTATGATGTGGGCAACCATTTCAATGGAGCCTCACTACCTGCCAGCTCAATTATTTTGATCAATGCTGACAACAACGTCAGCATTGGTGACATGTTTCAACGCAACACAGCACAATCATTGGTGTATCCCAGAATCAAACTGTTCAATTCCACCACCAGCACTGTGCCTGCCAGCATTGGTGTAGACAGTGCTGTGAGATCACAGCTGGGCAGTTATGTTAGAAACACAGGTGTGCAAGCCACATTGGCTCAAAGCGCCAGCAATGCTACCTTGTTTACTATAAGTTCAGTATACATCAAAGCCTTCAAGATGGATTACACAATCACTCGAGACACATCAGTGCGCACTGGTACATTGACTGTGGTCAATGATGCTGACGATTCAGCTGGAGATGGACTGAGTTACAGTGACGATTTTGTACAAAATTCAGATCCAGACTTGACACTGGCAGTGACAGATGTGGGTTCTACCATGACTGTGACGTACACAACTGACAGTGTACGTCCTGCTGGATTGATATATTATAGTGTGACCTACCTGGGACTCAGCAGCTGATACAACATGTGGCCTAGAGACTTCAGTGAGCGGCTGGAGAGTTGGGCACAGTTAAGACAGCAATGTTCTAAACTGAGCCCAGAGCCTGCTTTGATCAAAATCAACACTTGGTGGTTCCAAACTCCTTGGACCGCCTATCATTTGCACTGGGACGACCAACAAGATTGGCCTGACCCTTGGCAATTGTTGAGCGATAACCAGTATTGTCCGGTTGCAAGAGGCCTAGGAATCATGTATACTATTAGCATGCTAGACCGTGAAGACCTGCAAGATGCCCAGATGATTGAGTATCAAAGCGACAATTTAGTCCTGGTGAACCAAGAGAAATATATACTGAATTGGGATCCTGATCAAGTCGTAAATATCAGCCTGGGGCGATCAAAGCCTCGACGGCGTGTCAGTCAAGAACAAGTAAAACAAAAAATTCGTTAGGATAAAATGAAAAGCATCACAGTTGTAAAGCGTAGTGGGCATAGAGAACCGCTCGCCTTGGAAAAATGGCAGACACAAATTGCCAAAGTATGTGCAGGCATAGCAGACGTTAGTCAAAGCATGGTAGAGATCAAAGCACAGTTGCACTTTTACGACGGCATTACCACCAAAGAAATTGACGGTATTACCCTACGTGCCATTGTGGATCTAATCGATGTAGAATCAAACCCTGATGTTGGGCACACCAACTATCAGTACGTGGCTGGCAAACAGCGTTTATCAATGTTACGTAAAGATGTGTACGGATCATACGATCCTCCACATTTGTATGAAATTGTAAAGACCAACGTGGCCACGGGCCTGTACACTCCCGAACTGCTGGAGTGGTACACAGAGGACGACTGGAACCGCATGAATGACATGATTGATCATGCCAAGGATGAATCATACAGTTATGCCGCAGTAGAGCAGTTGATTGAAAAATATCTAGTAAAGAATCGTAGCACAGGACAAACATATGAAACTCCGCAAGTTAGATACATGGTGGCAGCGGCCACTGTTTTCCATAAAGAAGAACCTAACACAGCTCGCATGCGTTATATCAAAGAATATTACACTGCCGCAAGTGATGGGCTTTTCACTTTGGCAACTCCTGTGCTTGCTGGCCTTGGTACTCCTACTAAGCAATTTAGCAGTTGTGTTCTTATTAGATCAGACGATGACTTGGATAGTATATTTGCCAGCGGTGAGATGATGGCCAAATATGCCAGCAAACGTGCTGGCATTGGCTTAGAGATTGGACGGTTGCGTCCGCTAGGTTCGCCCATTCGTGGCGGCGAAATCATGCACACAGGTATGATTCCTTTCTTGAAGAAATGGTTTGGAGACCTACGTAGTTGCAGCCAGGGCGGCATCCGCAATGCGAGTGCTACAGTATTCTATCCCATATGGCATCTGCAGTTTGATGATCTCATTGTGCTTAAAAACAACCAAGGCACAGAAGAAACTCGTGTGCGCCACATGGACTATGGTGTGGTTCTCTCAGCATTCTTCTGGAGACGTTTCAAGAACAAAGAAAACATCACATTCTTTGACCCCAATCAAGTACCTGACCTTTATGAAGCATTTTATCAAGACACCGCTCGCTTTGAAGAACTTTATATCAAATATGAAAAAGCGCCCGGCCTCCGTAAGAAAACGATGGCTGCGGAGGAAGTTTTCAAAAGTGGTATTCTCAAGGAACGAACCGATACTGGACGTATCTATCTAGTGTTCATTGACAATGTCATGGACCAAGGACCATTTGATCCTGAATACCATACCATTTACCAGAGTAATCTTTGCTGTGAAATACTTCTTCCTACTAAACCCTTTAAACGTCTGGATGACCGTGATGGTCGTATCGCTCTTTGCACACTGGGCTCAATCAACTGGGGTGCGTTCCGCCATCCCGAAGACATGCGCAGAGCCTGTCGTGTACTTCAGCGCAGCCTTTGCAACATCTTGGACTATCAGGACTTCTTGAGTATCCAAAGTCAACTCAGCAATGATGAGATTCAGCCACTAGGTATTGGTATCACAAATCTTGCGTACTGGCACGCCAAGCGTGGCCTGGAGTATGGTGAGAAAGATGCACTTGCAGAAGTCAAGTCATGGATGGAACACCAAGCCTACTACTTGACCGAAGCCACTGTGGAACTGGCCAAGGAACGTGGCCGTTGTAAAGACAGTGATAAGACACGCTACGGCAAAGGAATCTTCCCTTGGGAACTACGTGCCAAAGGTGTTAACGAACTCACAGACTTTACACCTGATCCTGCACTAGACTGGAATACCCTGCGTGGCAACATGCGAGCCTATGGTGTGCGCAATGCCACACTGATGGCTGTGGCACCTGTGGAGTCCAGTAGTGTTGTTATCAACTCAACCAATGGCATTGAAATGCCCATGAGCCTGATTTCAGTCAAGGAATCAAAAGCAGGAAGTCTAACACAAGTTGTGCCTGAATATCACAAGTTGAAAAATCGATATCAATTGATGTGGGCGCAGAAGGATTGTGTTGGCTATTTGAAAACAGCCGCGGTGTTGGCAGCATACATTGATCAGTCGATATCAACCAACACATTCTACAATCCTGCACATTTTGCAGATCGCAAAGTGCCCACTACGTTGATTGCCAAAAACTTAATGCAAGCACATCACTGGGGTATCAAGACATTCTATTACAGCCTGATCAACAAGCAAGGTGCCAAAGCGGCCAAGGAAGATGCGCCCTTAGAAGTGATCGACTTTGATGATGCAGAAGACTGCGAATCTTGTAAACTATAACCATGGACTTCTTAGATCGCGTTGATTTCAAAAATCACGATGGGGTATATCTCTCCATGCTAAATGACGTGTCACGGAATCAGTTCTACGACCAAATTTTGACCCAGGTGCATGATCATGATTGTGTGGAGATTGGATTTGGTACAGGCCTGCTGAGCATGCTGGCATTGAAGCATGGTGCTCGTAGCATCGTGGCCTACGAGTCAGATCCTGATCGTTATCGCCTGGGCTGTGAAGTAATCAGGGTACTAAAACTGCAAGATCGCATCACCTTGATCAACCAACGCTATGATCATGCCTGTGAACATGATCAAACGGTGGTGTTTACTGAAACTATGGATGACAACATCTGGGGCGAAGGGCTCTACAACAGTTTGCCTAGGCAATTAGGTAAGCAGTTTTTGCCAGGACAGTATTTCTTAGAAATATACGCTGTGCAGATATCCTCAGACATTGCCAGCAGTTTGATTCAAGCACATGAAGAAAATCATTTCTCTCCAGGAGTGGACATTGATTCTCGATTTGTGTCATACGTCAATTTGTTGCTGTCAAAAAAATACAACAAACCCATCAAGTCAAAAGTGGGCCTGCCTGAGGGGGTGACAGAACTAACACCCATGCCAATCTATATAGACTGGGCTACCAACAACACCTATACTGGGCGATATGTGCTTGATGCCAACGCACCTTTTGTGGACCAACCTATTCGTCAACTGCAAGTTGACACAGCCAAACAGCCAGTGTTGATTGTGCCCAGAGCAGGCATGCAACACGGCAGCGATCGTCTTTACTTGGACACTGGACATTGGAAACTACCAGCAAATCCTGCTGTAATCAATACACCCAACAGCCGAGTAATAGTGGAACATGATCTCCGCACTGGAAAAATAACATATAAAATAAAGGAACTAAAATGAGCCAAGCACAATACAACCTAGCCACCAAAACAGATTACTTACATCGCAAGATGTTTCTTGACCCAGCAGGACCTGTGACCATTCAACGCTTT